CGTGGAATAAACGAGGGTAAAGCAAGTATTTATATTTGGTCTGAAACTCAATCAGCACCAATATTGATAGATGTTGAAGATATTTTACCATTTACTACTACATTACAAGAAGAAGCAAAATTAGCTATTGCTAGTTTAGGCGTAGTTCAAGCTAACTTAAATTTATATGTTTGTAAAACTTGTGGAACAATAGTTGAAGATAAACAATTAACTAAAAATAAATGTATATTTTGTAATGGCTGAATTTGATATTAGAGATGATGAAACTTTTTCTGATTGGAAAAGGCGTAAAGGCGAGGAAAAAGGCTTAAATGGTTTAGGTCAAAAAAATGTTAAAGATAAATCTCAATGGTCTGAAAATCAAAAAAGGGGCTTACGCAATAAACAAAAAGGTCGTAGAAAGCAAAATCTAGCTAGAAAAAAACTTAAATTACCTGACACTAAATTTCGTTCTTTAATGGGCAATGAAGAAAGTTGGGGCGGATTAGTTAGAGTAGAAGTTAAAGCAGGAAAACAAATACAACCAATATGGACTAAATATCTAAAAGCAAAAGAACAGTCTGATAAAAATGTTGCAATAGGAGATAATAGACCATTTTTATTTGTTGCTATGCCTGACGGAGTTAGTAATGGTTTAGTAATTATTGAACTAGATGAATTAGAAAACTCAATAATTGCGTTGCTTGAAACTTGGAATCAAGAAAACATATAGAAAACCACACCTGAGGCTTTGTTCTCTCGGTAGTAAATTTAATTCATTAACTAAGTGTAAGAGATAGAATTCAATGATTTCAATGTATATTTTTTATAAAAAAAATAATAAATGTAGTGGTAATAGCGAGAACTAAAGCATAAAATATAAGTATGTTAGATATGATAAAGGAGGAAAAGTGAATAAATCAGAATTTAACAAAATCGAAAAAGCAGTCCAAGGACTAATTGATGATAGAGTATATATGGACGATAAAGGTTATACCAAAAAGATGACCTTAAAAGATTATACAGAAAATCAAAAATTAATGTATGATACCGAAAGAGGTATATATATTAATAATTACGATATCTCATATAATAATCATAATAGACCAACAAGTTATAGAACAGTAGCTGTTAGAAATTATGAAGAAATTGCAGAAAATGTAAATAGACAAACAACAGTTAGTTTTGCAAAGCATATGGGAGCATATTTCTTAAGCATAACAATTCGAATTAACGGAACTGAAATTGTTAAAACTTCTAAGAAAGTAGAAAAATTAGCAGTTAAAGATATTCAATGGAGATTAGAAAATATTTTTGACGGTTTAATTTAATTTAGACTAGCCCTCTTAATTGAGGGCTTTTCTATGTCTAAAAGTGCAAATATTTACTTTTAATCTAGTAAAATGTGTTTTGTGTGTATAAAAAAAAGAAATATGATACAATCTAGGAGAACGCAAAATGGCTAGACCAACCAAATTAAATGAACAATTAATTCAAGAGTTTGCTACAAGAATTAAACTTGGGCTTTCTTATAATATGACTTGCAATCATTTAGGTATTTCATATGAAACTTTTAGGCGTTGGAGAAAAGAGGGCGAAGAATTAATTGCTAAACCTCAAAGAAAATCTAAAAAAAATGATTTATTAATAAGTTTTGTAACTGAAATAGATAAAGCAAATGCTGAAAATGTAATGAGAAGATTAGGAAGAATTGATAAGGCTAGTGTAGAGGGCAAATGGCAAGCAGACGCTTGGTTTTTAGAAAGACGCTTTCCTGAGGAATTTGGTCGTGTTGATAGATTAAAACTTACAGGAGAAGAAGATAACGAGCCATTAACAATTAAATTAAAATGGTCAGACCAGAATTAACTATTGAATTACCTGACTTACATCCTAAGCAACAGGAAATATTAGAAGATAAAACTCGTTTTAAAATAGTTGTTGCAGGTAGGCGTTGGGGCAAAACAAGACTTGGAATAGCTATGGCAATTAAATATGCACTTGAGGGAGGTCGTGTTTGGTGGATAGCTCCAACTTATCCTATGGCAATGGAGGGCTGGAGAGAATTTAGGCAAATAGTAGCTGATTTACCTTGTGAAGTATTAGAGGCACAAAAACTAATAACATTTAATAAAGGTAGCTTACAAATAAAATCAGGAGATAATCCTCAAAGGTTAAGAGGTGCAGGATTAGATTTTGTAGTTTTAGATGAGTGTGCTTATATCAAAGAAGAAATTTGGGCAGAAGTTATTAGACCTACTTTAACTGAAAAACAAGGACACGCTTTATTTATATCTACACCAAGAGGCTTTAATTGGTTTTCTAGGTTATTTGAAAAAGCTGAAAATAATAAAGATTGGTCTGTATGGCAATATCATACAAATACTAATCCATTTATACCTTTAGAAGAATTAGATAGTGCAAAAGATGAAATAGGAAGTTTTTTATATAGTCAAGAATATGAGGCACAATTTGTTGAAAGCGGTCAAGGATTAATTAAGCCTGATTGGTTTCATTATTACGAAAGTGCAACTAAAACAGAATATGATAAAATGGGATATGAGCAGTCCAGAGATTATTTTTTACTTGGTAAAAAAGAAATATATAAAGATGAAATACAAATTATTACGACTGTGGATTTGGCTACCTCGACAAAAGAAAGTGCAGACTTTACTGCAATTGTTACAGTCGGTAAAACAAAAGATAATGACTTATTGGTCTTAGATGTTAAAAGAGCTAGATTAGAAGCTCCTGATATTTTACCTTTACTATGGAAAGTTTATAATGCTTTTAAACCTGCCTATGTTGGAATCGAAAGAGCAGGTTATCAATTAGCTTTAATACAAATGGCAAGACGAGAAGGACTACCTGTAAAAGAACTATCGCCTGATAGAGATAAATTTAGCAGAGCCTTACCTTTAGGTGCTAAAATGGAATCTGCACAAGTGTTTTTTAATCGTAATGCCTTATGGTATTCTGATTTAGAAAGAGAATTGTTACAGTTTCCTGTTGGAGAGCACGACGACCAAGTGGACGCTTTAGCTTACGCAGTTACTGAAACTATAGGCACTACTGGATATAAGGCATATTAGTAGTGGTGGAGATAGTAAGACCTTTTAGGGTCGCGTTCACTTACTATCAAAACCACTAAGGAGAAAAAATGGCAGAGAGAAGAAAACTTAGCGACATAATTTTTGGAAGAGCTAATCAAGAAGAAAAATATTATAACTTTTTTAGAGATGATACAGGAATATATGGACAGAATAGTTTTATTTGGGGCTGGAATACTAATGCAGGTGCTTTTGATGTTAATAATATGGGCAATGGGCAATCTAATTCAGCAGTTGTCGCTTGTCTTCAAACTTTAGGAGTATCTTTTTCTGAGGCTAATTTATTAGTTAAAACATATAACCAAGATAATGATATGGAAGTAATTTATAATCATCCATTTGAAATATTAATGAAAAGACCTAATCCTTATATGTCAGGAGATATTATTCAACAATATATTATTAATGCAATCCATATTTCTGGAGATGCCTATTTATTAAAACAAAAAAATGAAGCAGGACAATTAGTAGCACTTTATCCTTTAATGCCTGAACAAGTTAAACCAAAAGGAAATGAAAGTCAATTAATAACTCATTATGAATATGAAACACAAAAAAATGGACTAACAATTATTATGCCTGAAGATATTGTACATTTAAGACTTGGATTAGACCCAACTAATCATAAAAGAGGTTTTAGTCCAGTTAAATCAGTTTTAAGAGAAATTTATAGTGATGAATCAGCAGGTCAATTAGCAACTTCTTTATTAGCTAATAGTGGTGTTCCAAGTGTAATTATTAGTCCTAAAGACGGATATGGTCCTACAAGTGAAGAAGCAGAACAAATAGTTAAAACATATCAACAAAAAGTTTCAGGTGCTAATAAAGGTATGCCTTTAGTTTTAAGTGGTGCTATGGAAGTTGAGAAGATGGCATTTAGTCCTAGTGAATTAAATATAGGAACTTTACGATATAACGCTGAAGAAAGAATATCTGCAGTATTAGGTGTTCCTGCAATATTAGCAGGATTAGGTGCAGGATTAGAAAGAGCTACTTATTCAAATGCTAAAGAATTAAGAGAGTATTTTACTGAAAATAAATTAATACCAATGTGGCGTATGATAGGACAAGAACTAACTCATCAGTTATTAAATATAGATTTTCATACTGAACAATATCAAGAGGCATTTTATGATTTTTCAGAAGTAAGAGCTTTACAACAAGATGAAGATGAAAAATATAGAAGAATAGCAGTAGGAGTTAATGCAGGATTTTTAACAATAGCAGAGGCTAGAGAAGAATTAGGATTTGACTTTGACGATAAAGATGATGTTTATTTAATACCAAATAATAAAATAGCAGTTCCAAAAGAAGAAATAGGAACTTATACTGCAGTCCAAGAAGTAACTAATCAACCTGTTATTGAGCAAAGTAGTTTAGAAGAAGATTTAGAAAATAAAGTAATAAGACAGGAAAATGGCGAATATTGCGTTTATTCAGCTGATACAAATAGATTGTTTGGTTGCTATCCTACGGAAGAATTAGCACAAGCACGATTGGAACAGATACATAGATTCGGAGAGAACGCTTATAGTGGAGAATTTTAAAGGACCATACGACGACTTAGATTTTACAATTCCTCAAGGTGCTAAAGAAGAAGCTCGTAGAGGTTTAGAGTGGGTAAAAGAGTTTGGCAGAGGTGGAACTTCAGTTGGTCGTAATTCAGCAAGATATATTTTAAACAATAGAACTGCAGGTGCAGAAAAAGTAAGACATATTGCTAAATACTTTCCAAGACACGAAAGTGATAAAACAGGTCAAGGTTGGTCGCAAGGAGAAGACGGCTATCCAAGTAATGGAAGAATAGCGTGGGCGTTATGGGGCGGAAATGCAGGTAGAAGTTGGAGCCAAAAATTAGTTAGAGCTATGAACGCAAGAGATGAAAAAGTATCATCTGCTTTAGAATTAATTAAAAGAAGAAATGCAGTATTAGATTTAGATGATGAAATATTTGCAAATGAATTTGAAAGTGAAGAAACTAAAACAATTTTATGGAAAGAATATGACGCTTTATTATCTAAATGGGACTATCAACTAACATTAGAATTTTATAAATTATTTCAAAATTTAGAAAAAGAAATAAATACTTATTTTAAGAATAATCCAGTAACAATTATTGGTATTGGGGCTGGTGCAAGTTTAATTATTGATAATCTAACTAAGAGTTGGAAAGCAGATTTGTATGATATGTATTTATCTTTAATGACAGATTTTGCTTATGCTCAAATAACTACATTATTGCCTGAACAAGTAAAAGGAAAAGATGAAGATATTATTAGGGGCAGAACTCAAAAACCTCGTATGGAAGTTATAACAGGCGGATTTTTTAGATTAAGAAATTCAAATGCTATTTTTCCTATTGAGCCAATGACTAGAAATAAAGAGGCAATACAATTTGTTACTAATAGATTAGATACTATTATGCCTGAATTAGCAAAAACAACAAAGAAAAGATTAAATGTAGCTTTAAGAGTAGGATTTGATAAAGGAAGTGAATTAGGTTTAGTAGGACAAGATTTAGCTGATTATGTACAAGCAGAAGTATCTAATCGTTTTGGATTGCAAAGACTTGGAAGAAGTAATACAATAGCAAGAACTGAGGCTCAAGTTTTAGCACAATTTGGAAAAGAACAAGCAGTTAAAAGAAGTGGCGTAGTTACTGAAAAACAATGGATTACTCGTAGAGATAATTTAGTTCGTGACCCACATAGAGCAGTTGATAATGCTAGAGTTGAATATGAGCAATTGTTCAATGTAGGTGGTTACAAAATGAGGTATCCTGGAGATAGTAGTTTTGGAGCACCAGCAAACCTTGTAGTCAATTGTAGATGTGATACAATATACCATAGAAAAAGGAATAGAAGACGCAGATGACAAAAGA